TTCGGTAGCCGCCGACTTCGGTGATGGTTCCGCCGGTTGCCTCGAATTGAGCGCCTCCAGCAGATGCGACGGCTCCGTGACGTGCGGCGAGGAACATTAGGCGAGATTCCCGAAGAGGAGCCAGGTGTCGGCGCCGGTTTTGAGGAGTGTGGCGACTCCGTATTGGGCGCCGATCTCGACGGCGGCTCCGGCTGAGTTGATGGTGACTCCGGATCCAGCTGTGACGGTGACGGTTCCGGCTCCGAGTGCGGCGAGGACAATGGTCGTTCCGGCAGGCCAAGCAACAGATGCTTCCGGTGGGACGGTGAGAGTGATGGCGCCAGCGTTGGACAGGGTGACGATCTTGGCGACGTCGGTGAGGACGAGGCTGTAGCTAGTGCCGGTTTGAGCGTTGATGATTCCGAAAGCCAGATCGTTGACGCCTTCGTTAGTGCCGTTGACGTTTGCGGCGGTGAGGACATCGCCGTCAACATAGGCTTCGGACAGGGGATAGGTAGCCATGGTTCTCCTAGAGTGTATTCGTTCCGAGTACGCCGAATTCACTAGAGCCGAGAATGAAGGCGGTGCTCAGAGGGTATGCGGTTGAGTAGGTGGCGATCCAGCGGTCTGGGGTGATGTCGTGCTGGTGGCCTTGGATGGTGACCCGAAGGTCGAGGTGTGTGCCACCTGCGATTTCTTTTCGGACGACGATTGGTTCGCCGATCTCAAGGAGGAGGCCTGGTTCGACTCGGTTGGTGTCGGATGAGAGGTCGAGGGTGATGGAGTCGACTCGGAGGCGGGCGTCCTTGCGGTAAGCGAGGATCTGCTGGGCTTTGTTGAGGGCGATGGCATTGGTTTCCATCATGAGTTCGGATCGAGCGTAGGAGCGCAGGAAGTAGGTGCCGATGGAGGTGGCGTCGCTGGCTGTTTGTGGTGACCCTGAGACTCGGGTGAGGGTGACTTCGTTGGCGAGTTCGGTTTCGTCAAGGTTGATGTCGATGTCTTGGTATTGGATGCCGACGCCGATGTCGTCGAATTCGTAGGCGGTTCCGGCGGCCTTGGCTGAGAGGGTGGCTCGGCTGTAGTAGGTGGCGACGCCGTTGTGAGCTACGAAGAATGCGCCGAGATCGGATTGCTCGACGTTCTGGATGGTGGCGAGTGCGGGCCGGATGCCGTCTGGGTCTTTCTGTAGTTCTGTGGTGCCGGTGTCGATGTTCCTCATGCTTGACGGCCAGTCGATCTCGTCGAGGATTTGGTTGATGCGTTCGCCAGGGAGGTCTTTGTTGGCTGAGCCGGTGATTTCGTCGACGTTGGCGAGGGACATGAGCCGGAAGCCGTCTTGGCAGGTGACGGTGACGATGGCGTAGTCCACTGATGGGTCGGCCCATGTCCAGTCCCAGGCGGTGATGTAGCCGCTGAACAGGTAGTAGTCGGTGCCGTTGTAGGTGGTGGTGATCTGTACCTGGGACATCGGTCGGATCTTGCCGTAGTACGGACTCAGGGTGTTCGCTGGGTTCCAGTCGCCTGTTGTGTCAAGGAATGAGAAGAAACATTCGCCTGGCAGGTATTCCTCGAACATTCGGTCTCGGCCGTGACGGATTGAGATGCGTTGCACGGTGCTCGAGACGTCGACGAATTCGGTGGTGTTGGTGCCTAGGACGTTGGTGCCGAGGATGCCGTTCAAGGCGTCGCCGAGAATGAGGACGTTGGCGAATGAGGCTCCGGTTCCGAGCCTGATCTTGACAACGGGCGTGCACGGCAGGGTCATGAGTTGGAATACACCAGACCCTTGCCGGATCGCTGGGCGTTCACCAAGCCCTTGCGCACGGTTTCCACCAGATCGTTCTGGGAGATAACGGATCCAGCGACGTTCACTGTGACGCCACCTGAATTAGAGCTGAACGCTGACAGGCTCATGGTGTTTCGGCCTGAACCCATGCCAGATCCGGTGCCCGCTTCTTCTCGAGCACGGCTAATGACGTCAATGTAAGACACTCGGTTACGGGCTAGATAATTGAACGTTGCTTCAATCTCAGCCAAATTGGCTTGATCGAGAGCGGCAATCATCTCAGTTTTCTTGTCGGGAGGAATGTTGTCCATCTGAGCGATGTATTCGGCGACCTTGACACGTGCTTCATCGGTTTCCCGCTGGGACTCTCGAAGGGCTTCGGGTGTGGCCTCGAAGAATGCGTCGATGGCGGCTTCTTTGGCATCCTCGATTGCTTCAATCATGTTGTCCCATTCACGACGTTCGTCAACATTGCCCTTCAACTCAGCAAGGGCCTCATCAACATCCTCAATGGTGATGATGGCGTCCTGATTTGCTTGGGCCATTTCAAGAACCTTGTCGATTGTTTCTCGAAGGCCTTCGGATAGTTCGGGTAATACTTCTTGGGACGTCTTTTCTGTTTCATCGTTGAACATTCCAGTCCAGCCAAAAGCCCATTTGAAGGCCCGGTAATGAATGCCGACCTGGGTACCGGCTGTTTCAAGTGCGCCTGGTAATTCTTCAGCTGCGATTTTTGCGTCGGATGTTGCTCCAGCTATCCCACCCATAACCTCGAGGAATGGCATTGCCATTTCGGTCGCTTCAACTAATGCGGGGATCAGTGCTTCACCAATAACCACCGATAATTCGGCAATGGCGTCACCAAGTTCGTCCTGAGCAGCTCGTAAATCCTTGGCTTTTTCAATTTCTTCCTCATCAATGACTTCAAAGTCTTTGACGCCGTCAAGGGCGGTGCGGATGTCATCGGAGCCTTGGACAATAATTTCGGAGGCGGTCATCCAACCTTTGCCGAATAGGTCGGCACGGTAGGCGGCTTCTGCAACGGGGTCATCAAGACTGTTGATGGCGTCGTTGACTCGGAGAAACGTTTCCTCGATGTCTGTCGTACCATCTTCACCGAAGGCGATGGCGACACCGAGCTCCTCGAATGCTGGGATTTCGTCGGTCGCTGCTTTGGCGAGTCGGCTGAAGATTTTGGTCATGGCGTCGGCTTCGATGCCGAGGTCGCCTGTGTAGCTGACCCATTTGCTGGATTGGTCAAGGGTCAAATCGGTTTTGTTGCGAAATTCGTCAACCGACAGGGCGAGGTCTTGGAAGTCGCCGATGGCTTTTATTGCAAAACCTGCGATGGCTCCGCCGGCAATAGTTGCCAGCGAGCCGGCGTTTGCTTTGACGCTGTCAAATGCAACTTTTGAGCCGGCTTTGAATTTGCCCATGCCACCTTCGGCTTCGCCCACCTTCTGTCGAAACGTGCTGAATGCACCTTGGGCTGATTTCAAACCCTGGTCGGCGAATTCGGTGATGATGGGGATGTTGATTGCCATTAGAAACTCCGATAGGTGTTTTTCAGGTCACGGTTCATGATCTGCTCGACACGTCGGATAATCGGCATCATGTCCTTTTGGATTTCGTCGATCTGATCGTCAGCTGTGCGCCACATAAATCGAGATGGCGGCCCGAGTCGTGAAGTAAGAGCCCGTGAAAAATTTGGCCGGCGACGTGCGATCGGTGCTTGGGATCGGTTGCCTCCGGCTTTGCCAGCCATGTCGGTGATGGCAGTCGGGGCGTCCTTAGTAGTAACTCGGACCACGTTGATGGTGGAGCGGCCAGGCCGATCGACGTGACGTCGTGGCTTTCGAGTATCAAGCTTTACGGCCACTTTCTTTCGCTTTTCCCATCCTGTGCGCCCAGAGTGCGCCATGCCCGATAGCGGGGCTTGTGCGGGCACTGAGGCGGTAATGGCGTCAGCCAGAGGTTGCACGACCTTGCGGATGTCCTTGCGGATTTCCTTGGACAGTTCCTTGTCAAGTTTGTTGAGATCTCGGAGCGTTTCCTGGAGGCCGACAACTTGGGCTTTCATGGTGCTCCTTTCTGATCTTCCTCGACAAGCATCCTGACCATCTCCTGCACAATCGCCGTGGGGCTGTCAAGCAGCTCTCGAGGTGAGATGCCGGTACGAAGGGCCAGGGATGCGATCAGTCGGGTTGCTTGTCCTTTTTGCGGGCTTTTGGGATGAAGTCAACATCTCCCAATGTGTCAATGAACTGCGGCCAAACTTTGACGGTCACGCCACCTTTGCGAAGGGCCTCGTAGGCCAGATAGGCGATCTGCTTGAACTTGACGTCACGGACCATGGTCTCCATGGCCTGGCCTGGGTGGTGATCCTCCCAGGCGCAGGCGACGGAATAGCTGACGGTGACGGTGTGTTCACTGCCGTCCGAAAGTGTGACTTTGAGGTCTGTTCCAATCATGCTGTCGGGCTCCTAGTTGGATCAGGCTGTGGCTCGGGCCCAGGTGCCTCCGGTGAATGTCACCGTGACCATGGACAGGTCGCCGACGGTGCCGGTGATCGGGGTGAACGAGGTGAGGAATGCGCCGGTGAT